GGCTTTTAAAGAGATAGATTATGATATATCGTCTTTGAGAGATAAAAGAGATATTTTATTATCCCGCTTACAAGATATGGGCGGTGTCCTTGTTGGAAGTAGAGACAATAGATTACCAAATAATATTTACATACGGTTCCCTGGTGTAAGGGGATTGAATCTAATGTATCTGTTGGACGAGCAAAACATCCAAATAGGTACGGGATCTGCGTGTAGTACTGACTCGGATAAACCGAGCCACGTTGCTTTGGCATATGGCTTAAGTGACGAAGAAGCTTTTGAATGCGTGAGATTTACTCTTAGTAATGAAAATACGTATGAAGAAATTGAATATGTGGCAAAGGTGCTGAACGGTATTTTGCCATTGATAAGATAATTAATGTTTATATTTATAAACATAAACACGGTATAATGTTTATATTTATTTACATTATAATTTATGAGGAGGAATAGAGATGGCAAGAAAGACTGTATATAACAACATCACTAGCGAAGAATCTCTATCTCAGATTCTTCCAGAAAACAAAGAGCTTATAAAAGATTTTTTAGATTATCTCAGGTCTATAGATAGGTCTCCAAATACGATATCTCAGTACAAATCAGATCTTGATATATTCTTTGTATATAATTTAGAGAATAATGGGAATAAACGATTTCCTGATATTACAAAGCGTGAGTTTGCAAGATTTCAAAATCACGCTTTAAATGAATGGGGTTGGAGTCCTAAAAGGATTCGTAGAGTAAAATCTGTACTCTCCTCTCTTGGAAATTATATTGAAGACATATTAGACGAAGAACCCGAATATGAAGGTTATAAATCTGTAGTGAATAAAATACCATCTCCTGTTAATCAGACGGTTAGAGACAAAACTGTGTTTAGCGAAGAAGAATTACAATCTTTGTTAAATCATTTAGTAGAAAACAGAAAGTATCGTCAAGCGGCAGTTCTTGCACTTGCTATGTATAGTGGAAGAAGAAAAGCTGAAATACCTAGATTTAAAGTTTCTTATTTTGATGATGAGAATGTTTTGTTTGGTTCACTATGGAAAACTCCAGAAAGAGTATCGACAAAAGGTCGGGGCGCTCATGGAAAAATGGTCAACTTATATGTGTTAAAGAAACAATTTGAGCCATATCTTATATTGTGGATGAATTATAGAAAAGAGAATAATATTGAGAGCGAATGGCTATTTCCATCTATGGATGATTATTCTAAACAGATGAGTACAGATAGTATGGATAGTTGGAAAGAAAGTTTTAGTAAATTCCTTGGAAAAGACTTCTATTGGCATAGTCTTCGCCATTTCTTCACTACTCTCTTAGTTAAAAATAATATTCCTACGAATGTTATTCAGGATATAGTAAATTGGGAAAGTGCAGATATGGTACAACTATATACTGATATATCGGCTGATGAAAATATAGGGAAATATTTTGATGAAAACGGAATTAAACAAAATAAACAAAAGAGTTTATCGGAGTTGTAAATTGTTAATTAATAGCCTATGGCTATTTTTTTTGTGTAGAAACATAAGGAAGTCATGAGCCTTATGGGAGTGACATTCCTTTCCGCGTCACTCCTCTACACAATTGTTTTATGCGGAAAGAAAATAGGAAAGGAACTATTAAATGAGTAGACCAAAATATTCAAAAGAAGAATGTGTTACCAAAATACTGAAAATACAAAAAGAAATAGGGTTTAATAATTCTATAACAAACAAAGAGTTAATGAAAAATAAAATATATAAAACAATAATATATTATTGGGACACTCCGACCAACATGAAAATAGAATTAAATCTTCCAATTGCCAAAGGACACGATAATAATAAAAGCGTATATAGTGATGATGAGTTGATAGCAATAATCAAGACTTTTATCGATAAGAATGGTTTTTTCCCAAGTAGTGAGTATTGGGACAAAAACTCATCAACGTTAAAATTACCATCGTTACATACTTACCAAAAACACTTTGGTAGTTGGCATAGCATTAAAAAGATAATAGGTTGGAATCAATCGCTTTATGTTCAAAACGAAGACGGGGTATATGTAAATAAATATAACGACAAAAAAGAAATAATAGCCGCTTTTTGTAATTATTATAAAGAATATAATAAAGTTCCTACTTTAAAAAGATTTTGTGAATATTTGAAATTTGATATTTCTCATCATATTAGAAAACAATTTGGTAATTATAAAAATTTTGTAATTGAATGTGGACATAGTCCTATTACAAAAAGAAAGTACACAGATGAAGAATTAGATGCGGCTTTTTTGAATTTTGTTAAAGAAAATGGTCGTGTTCCTACTGTAAGAGAAAAAATATTAGGAATTACAAGCGTTAAACCCTATATAAATAGGTTTGGCTCTTGGTCTGAAGCTTGTCTACATTATGGATATGCTCCTAATTTAAGACAACCTGAGTATTATTTGGACAATGGCGAAAAATGTGCATCATCATATGAATGTATTGTTTCTAAATGGTTAAACGAAATGAATATATCGTATATAAGAGATGTTCCTTATAAGATGATTAACAGTGAATACACTGGAGATATGAATTGTGACTATAAAATATTTATTAATCAAAACATATGGTACGTTGAAATCGCGGGAATGTTGCCATCTTCGAATTATGTTCCCACATCTAGTGTTAATATTACATATTATCAAAAATTAAAAAAGAAGAAAAAATTATTAGAAAAAGCAAAATGTAATTATAGAATTATTTATGCCGATGAATTTAAAAAGAACATAGTGAGCGAATTATTTGATTTTATTGTATGAAAGGGGTATGTGTATGGATTTATCATTTATTACAGAGTATTATATACCAATTATAATCGTAGCATGTCTGTGTGTCGGCTATATAATAAAAAAATGGGAAAGAATTCCCGATAAATACATACCTACGATTGTAGGTGTTTTAGGTGTGATCTTTGGTTTTATAACACAAGGATTTAGTTTCGAGGCGTTTACTGCCGGATTAGCGTCTGGTTTAGGCAGTACCGGACTTCATCAAGCTTTTAAGCAGATAATTGAGAACAAAGATGACACTGTCTGAAGTGTGGAAAGTCATCTCAAGTAATCCTAGTATAGTAACGATAGTGGTAATACTGCTTATGTCATTTATAGAAATATCTAAAATAAAAATCAATCCATGGTCTTCTATAGGACGTTTGTTTGGTAAATTTTTAGGGATTACTGCAATATCACACAAACTAGACGCACTTGAAAAAAAGGTTGATGAGAATCAGGCAACTACGATAAGAGTTAGAATACTTCAATTTGAAGATGAGTTACAGCTTGGTCGTGTTCATAGTAAAGATTCATGGGATCAGGTTATGGATGATATTCAACGTTATGAAGCATATACGTCTGGACATCCCGAATTTAAGAATAATATTACTGTTGCGAGTACAGCTCATATAATGAAGAAGTATGAGGAACTCTTGGAGGAACGTGCATGGACGACAAAATTAAATGGTGAAATGGAGACATATCGTTGAAGGAAAAAATGAGGATGATTAGTCTTGATTGTTCCACTAAGTGTTCTGGTATGACAATGTGGGAAAATGGAAAGTATAAAACTTCTCATATAATCAACTGTGAGCAAAATAAAGATGTTGAAGAACGACAAAAAGAAATGGTTATGCAATTATGGAAGGGCTTAGATTACTATTGCCCTTCCATTGTTGTTATTGAAGACACTTATTGTCATGGAAATCCAAGTACACAAAAGAAGCTTGACAGAATACAGGGCGCAATTTTTGCGTGGTGTGTGACACATAACGCAGAGTTTAATTGTATTATGCCGAGTTCATGGCGCAAATATATAGATGGATTTCCTAATGGTAAGGGAACGAAAAGACAGGAACAAAAAAGGTTTTCTGTAAAATATGTTGCAGAAAAATATAACATCAAACCAAAGACCGATGATGAATCGGATTCGATTCTTATTGGCGAGGGATTTATTAGGATGTGTGAGGAAAGGGATAAACATTAATTAAGAAGGATGTGATCTTATTGTACTCATACGAAATAGAAAACTATTTACGAGAGCATAACTACTCTCTCACCGCCGAGGAATGTGCGGGGTTGATGAATGTTAATATTAATACACAAATAGTTAAAATAAAATATTATCCATTTGAAGATGATTATCAAATAAACACTTCAGATGGATATTGTTTTCGGTTCAAAGTGAATAAAAGGAAAGGATTTGAGTGATTATGACCGTTAATGATGTAATGAATTATAACAGAGTAATAAAGAATATTATTGATAATGTAAGCAATATACCGGCATTGATTAAGTTTAAACTGCTCGGTATGTGTAAGCAATTCGAGTCAACTGTCTCTAATTTTGAGACGGTTCGAGAGGAAAAAATCAGGCAGTATTCCAATGGCGAAACAAATGGTGTTATTGGGATAGTTGCTCCAAATAAGGAAAATTATGAAAATGACGATGAGTATCAGAAGGCAGTTGAAGAATACGATAAAAATATCAAACAGTTTTCTGCTGATATGTCTAAGGTTCTTGAATCTGAGGTTGAAATAAATATTAAGAAGTTTAAGGCTGAAGACATTATGAACGCTGGTATACCGTCGGAGTATCTTATACATATATATGATTTAATTGAGGAATAAAAGGAGAAATTTGTTATGAAGAAAATATCTATAGATGCGTTTTTAAGAGAATATGGTGTTGTTGCAAAGCAGAAGGGAACTGCTATGGAGACCTTTATAAAGAAGCATATAATAACCGATTATATAGATTTTATACAGAAAAGTGTTATTTGCGATTCTATTGTTAAAGCAACTTGTCATTCCAAAGAGGGCGACATAGAATTCGTACAGATTAATAGTGCAAACAGATATCTATTCTTTGTAATGAAGATTATAGATTTATATACAGATATTGAAATAAACGTATCCGAAGGAAATCTTGCGGAGCAGTACGACAAGCTTAACAAAGTCGGAGCTGTCGAGAATATTTTGGAATGTGTCCCGGAGAAGGAGTATGCGGAGTTTAATACTCTTCTTAATATGAAGTTGGACGACCTTCGAGATAATGAATATAGTATCACTGCTCTTCTTTATAATTTAAAGAAGAGTTTTTCTTTGTCTTCGGATACAATTGGCGCAGCTATCGAAGAAGTTTTAAAGGAAATAGAAAAAGCAGAAGAAAAAGAATAAACGAGGGGAGGTATAGGTATGTCTTTTAAATATTTTAATCCCAATCCACATGCTAAATCAATAGGTGATTGTGTGGTCAGGGCAATCTCAAAAGTGATGAATCAATCATGGGATAAAACTTATGTTGAATTATGTATCGAGGGATATCTTATGAAAGATTTTGGAGATAGTAATCAAGTATGGGATTCATATTTAAGAGGATGTGGTTTTGTTCGTAAGGTCATACCTAATACTTGTCCTAATTGTTATACCGTATGGGATTTTTGTTACGACAATCCATACGGTACCTTTTTATTAGCGACTGGTAGCCATGTGGTCGCTGTAATAGACGGAGACTATTATGATAGTTGGGATTCCGGAAACGAGATTCCAATCTATTATTATAGTAGATAGATCTATCTTTATGAAAGGAGGTATGCGTGATGGCATACTATCAAACACCTTATTATGGATATTATCCTCAGACTCAGCCAATGATTCCTGTGATATATCCACAACAAACACAATTGGTTGAACAACAACCGACTATGTTCTCAACACAAATGTCGGGAACATCCCAAAGCGTACCCGAACAAACAAATGGCTCATATATGGTATGGGTTCAAGGTAAAGCTGGTGCGCAGTCTTATCCTGTAGCTCGTGGCACTACTCTCCCATTATTTGATAGCGAAGGAGATTATGTCTACATCAAATCGGTAGATTCTAACGGTGTACCGTTACCATTGGTCACTAAACTTTTAAGCGACCCACCGGTTGAAGAGAAAACAACTGTTATTGACACGAGTACTTATGTTACCAAAGAAAAATATGAGGATTTACAGAAAAAGTATTCTGAACTTGAAAACAGAATCCTTGAACTTGAAACAAAACCAAGTTTAGGCTTCACCTCGACGTTTACTGGTAATACATTCAACAATAACAGAAAGGAGAAGGACGATGGGAATAAGCTCACTGTTTAATATGTTTGGTAGGCAACAGCCACCAATAAATAGTGGCTTTGCAAATATGATTAATCAATTTAATAATTTTAAAAAGAACTATAGTGGAGATCCGAAACAGCAAGTACAACAATTACTTGATTCGGGGCAAATGTCTCAACAACAGTTCAACCAATTATCTCAGATGGCGACACAGTTTCAGCAAATGATGCGTGGTCGCTAATTTTTTTTGCTCAAATTAGCCCAGTGCTATTTGATAAAAATTAACTCTCGCGAGGTTAATTGTACCGATTAACTATTTTATTCACGAAAGGAGAACAAGAACATGGCAATTTCAGATGGTTCTTTAAGCGCAGCAGACATCGCTGCTGTAACAGGAAATAATGGTTTTGGATTCGGCAATGGAGACGGTGGAGCTTTCTGGCTCCTCGTACTTTTCCTCTTTGCTTTTAATGGTGGATGGGGAAATGGTTTCGTAGGCAACAATGGTGGCGCTCCGTATATTGTTAATGATGTGCAGAGAGGTTTTGATCAGTCAGCAGTTATGAATGGCATCTCTGGCATACAGTCATCTCTTGCAAGCGCAGAAGTATCAAGATGTAATGCACTTGCAAATCTGACAAATCAGATGAATACAATTGCGATGGCACAGCAAAATTGTTGTTGTGAAAATCGCGCAGCCACAGCTGACCTGAAATATACAGTAGCAACTGAAGCGTGTGCAGATAGACA